AGAGAATGGAGACTTTAAATTTACACAATTGTTTTATAATTACTATGCAGGTAAACCAAGAGAAACAAAAGACATAACTGTAACAAATGAACAGCCTATATTCAATATTGATTTAGACTAGATTTAAGACATTATTATATGGAGTTTATAGTAACTACTGCAATTAAAAAGTTATTGCGTTTAAAGCAACGTATTAAAGTTATAAGAGGTGGAACATCAGCTGGCAAAACATTTGGTATTCTACCTTTGTTAATTGACAAGGCAATAAAAGAACCAATGTTGGAAATAAGTGTAGTATCTGAAAGTATACCGCATTTACGTAGAGGTGCATTAAAAGACTTTTTAAAGATTATAATGGCACTTGGTAGATACAAAGATGAACAGTTTAACAAATCAACTTTAAAATACACATTTGCAAATGGAAGTTATATTGAGTTCTTTTCTGTTGACCAGCCAGACAAATTAAGAGGAGCAAGAAGAAACATATTATACGTAAACGAATGTAACAATATAGACTTTGAAAGTTATTATCAAATGGCTATTAGAACAAGTGGTGATATATGGTTAGATTATAATCCTGCTTCTACATTTTGGGTAGATAAAGAAATATTAACACAAACTGATGTAGACTTTATAACACTTACTTATTTAGACAATGAAGCATTATCTAATACAATAGTAAAAGAAATAGAATCAGCAAAGGTAAAGGCGTTAACATCTACATACTGGGCTAATTGGTGGAAAGTATATGGACTTGGACAAACAGGTAGTTTAGAAGGCGTTTGTATTACAGATTGGAATGAGATAGATTTACCACAAGAAGCAAGAATATTGTGCTATGGAATGGATTTTGGATATTCAAACGACCCGACAAGTTTAGTTGCGATGTATAAGTATAACGATGCATATATATTTGATGAATTGATTTATAAAAAAGGTTTATTAAACAATGATATAAGTAACCTACTAAAAGCAAACAATGTAAATGATATAGTATATGCAGATAGTGCTGAGCCAAAATCAATAGCTGAATTAAACACATACGGTCATAATATATTGCCTGTATCAAAAGGTAAAGATTCAATATTATATGGTTTGAATTTAATAAATCAAAACAAAGTTTACGTTACATCAAGAAGCAAGAACTTAATTAATGAATTAAGAAACTACATTTGGCAAACAGATAAAACAGGTGTAAAGATGAATAAACCAATTGATTCTTATAATCACGCAATAGATGCTATGCGTTATGCTATAATGAGCCAATTAGAAAACCCAAACAAAGGAAATTATTTTATATATTAATTATGACATACGGACAAATGATTGCAGCAATACAATGTTACATACACCACAAAAAGAATGTAGAAGTGTCTATTAACTTGCCAAGAAATATAGGCGAAATACATAAAATGCAACAAATGTATTCTATTGCTGCTGCTTATTTGAATAGTTAAATTTTTGTTAAATGTATTATATTATAAACAAAAAGTATATATTTGTACATAATATAAAACAAAACAACATTATGAAAACAACAAAAGAAACAGCAACAGTAAACTATTTAGGATTTGATTTTGATTTAGAAGGAAACTATTCAGAAGCAGAATCAGAAAATTATGATTACTATGGATGTGCAGCAAACTTTGAAATAACAAGCATATTATTAAATGGAATAGATGCAGTAACATTAATTAATAATTTAAACTATAAATTAGATGCTTGGGATGAATTAGAATCTTTAGCTATTGAAAATATTACTAACTAAAAAAACAATATGGGTAAGTGGACAAAATTTGATGCAGATATTTTAGACTTAAATAATAAACATTTTAACAATACTGATTTAGCAAAACAATTATATCCAAAAGGAAATTTTATTGATACTGAAAACTTACGCAAATACATAGGACGTAAACGCACTACAATCGTTTTTAACGAACAAATAACTAAAAGCAATGTAAACACACACAAAACAAAATTAGAACCGTTTAAAGGTGACTTAAATAACATTTTAATTATAGGTGATTTACACGCTCCTTTTACCTTACCAAAGTATCTTGAATTTTGTAGACAACAACAAGAAATATATAATTGCGGCACTGTTATTTTTATTGGCGATATTGTGGATAATCATTTCAGTTCATATCACGAATCAGACCCTGATGGGCATTCAGCGGGTGAAGAATTAGATAGAGCAATTGATATGATTGCAGATTGGTATTATACATTTCCAAAAGCTACTGTTATTATAGGAAATCACGATAGACTTGTATATAGAAAAGCATATAGTTCTGGAGTTAGTAAACGATGGATAAGAGAATATAAAGATGTTTTAAATACACCTGATTGGAACTTTGTAGAAAACATAGAATTGTTTAGCGTAAACTTTAATCACGGAGAAGGTGGAACTGCAATGAATAGAATCAAAACAGAATTACAGTCACAAGTGCAAGGACATTTACATACTGAACTTTATGTAAAGTATTTAGTTGGGGCTAATTTTATAGTTTACGGTATGCAAGTTGGTTGCGGTGTTGACATTAAATCTTATGCAATGGCTTATGGAAAGAACTTTAAAAAATCAGCTATTGGTTGTGGTGTAGTTTTAAATAGTGGAACATTACCTATTGCATTACCTATGAAAATGTAGTTAAGCTGTGTAAAGCGTTGGAACTTATAATCCATTAGAAACTAAATGTAATTCAAAACCCTGATAAATAAAAAATCCCGCCCCAATTACAGGGAGCAAGGCGGATTGGAATTACAAATTAAGACTTACAGAAATGTAGGTCTTTTTTTTGTTTAATACAATTACAACTTTATTTTATTATTATAAAAAAATAAACAAATGAAATTAGAAATTACAATACCAACTAAATTATCTGAAATTAAATTATCACAGTATCAGGCTTTTTTAAAGATAGCAAAAGATAATGAAGATACAGAATTTTTACATCAAAAGATGGTGCAAATATTTTGCGGAATAGATTTAAAAGAAGTTGCCTCAATTAAATATAAAGATGTAAATGATATAACTACATCGATTGGGAATATGTTTAACCAGAATCATTCTTTTATACCTACGTTTAAAATGGGAGGAGTTGAATTTGGTTTTATTCCTAATTTAGAAGAAATGACATTTGGCGAGTATACAGATTTAGACACTTATATAACTGATTGGGATGAAATACATAAAGCAATGGCAGTATTGTATAGACCAATTAAAAAGAAAGGCTTAAATGGCACTTATGAGATTGAAGATTATAATGGAACTATAACTTATTCTGAAGTAATGAAGTTTGCACCGTTAGATGTTTGTTTAGGTGCAACGGTTTTTTTTTACAGTTTAGGCAACGAATTATTGAAAGCTACGATAGCTTATTTGGAGAAGGACAAGGAGGTACAGAATATTCTGCAGCAGCAAATTTTGGAGCAAAATGGGGATGGTACAGTAGCCTCTATGCTCTTGCTCAAGGAGACCTTAACAGATTTGACTCCGTTACAAGATTACCAATTAATCAATGTTTAACATATCTAACTTTTGAAAAAGAAAAGAATAAAATAGAATCTGATTTAATTAAAAGACAAAATAAATGACATCACATTATTACGAAATTACACAAGCGATTAAAACGCAATTAAGCAGCGATATATTTGTAAATACAGTTACTATTGGAGATATATTTAAAGTTGATTTAAACAAAGCTACAATGTTTCCTTTATCACATATAATAATAAATTCAGCAACGTATCAGGGTGCAACTTGGAATTATAATATATCTATATTATGTATGGATATTGTAGATGAAAATAAATCATTAACAACGGATATATTTTTAGGAAATGACAATGAACAGGATGTTTTAAATACGCAATTAATGGTAGTTAATAGATTTTTGGAAGTATTAAGACGTGGAGCATTGGCAGAAGATTACGAGTTAATAGGGACACCGTCTTGTGAGTTCTTTACAGAAAGATTTGAAAACAAAATGGCAGGAGTAACAGTTACTTTTGAAATGGCAATTGCAAACGAAATGACAAAATGTTAGAAGTAGAAAAAACTATTAAAAAGTTTCGTGATTATGTTATACAGCAATCAAGAAGCAACTTATCAAAAGATAAAAAAAACAACACAAAACAATTATATAATTCAATTAAAGGCGAAATATTAAGCGATAAAGGATTTACTATTGTTGGTTTTTCAATGGATAATTACGGTCAATTTGTAGACAAAGGTGTTAAAGGTTCAGACCCTTCACAAGTATCTAAAAACGCAAAAATAAAAGGGCAACAAGCACCAAATAGTCCTTATAGTTTTAAAACAAAAAGACCACCATCAAAATATTTAGAACAATGGGCAAAGCAAAAGAACTTTAGATTAAGAGATAAAAAAGGAAAGTTTGCCGAAGGAAGTTATAAAACGATAGGAATTATTTTAGCAAAGAATATATGGGCAAGAGGAATGAAGCCATCAATGTTTTTTACAAAACCATTTGAAGCAGGATATAAGAAATATATAGATGTAGATTTAATGAAGGCATTTGGTCAAGACGTTGAAACAATAATAGATTATAATTTAAAAGATATAAAATGAAAATAATAAAAGTTAGAAGTCCTTTTTTTGTATCAGTAAATGAAACTGCACAAATCGGTAGCAAAGTAGAACTTTACATTTATAATAAAGGAAATTCAATACCTACTTTTTTAAGTGGTGTAACTGTATCAACAGCTGGTCAATTTACTTGTGCTGCTGCTACGTTTGCAGTAGGGAATACGGTAACAATTAGCGGAACATTAACAGGTACAGGAACGATAACTGGATATACAAATCTAAAAACGTATTTTGTTATAGCCACAAACGGAACTACTACTTTTACTTTGTCGGCAACTTTAGGAGGTACTGCATTAACAACAACTGCTGGAACACCAACTGGATTGACTTACTTAACACAAATAAGCGGATATTATGCTTTGTCAAAGTCTATTGCTTCAACAACGCAAATAGAAAATGTTTATAATATATCTAATTATGTGCGTGAATTTATAGCACCAATTAAGCCAACAGTAGTAACTGTACCAACAGTAGAAGATAATAACAACTGGGCAATTTGCATAGTGAAAAGATATAAAGAAACGAGCGGAGGTTATACTCTTTTAGATACAAATGAATATGTATGTTTGGATGCATTTACAACTTACAACGATGGAATGCAGTTAGCAATAGATACAGGAAGTACAAGTCCAGCTTTAGTATTAAACAATCAAAATGTAACATCTAACTATTATACAAATGCTTACTTAAATGTAGTTTGTCAAAGAAATACAGCGCATAATTTCGGAGTTAGATATGACGACGAAAACAACAACGTATTAGACACGATTGCCATTTTAAGTCCATCAGCATCGTTGGAATATTTTAACTATAAAATACCTTTCAAAACATCGTTGTCTTCACTTAACTATCAAAAATTTATACTCTTTTATCAAAACGTTTTCTTTACAAAAATAGCAATCAAAATTGATGAGTGCAAATATACACCAGTGCTTTGTAACTTTGTAAATAGGTTAGGCGGTTGGGAGTTTCTAACGTTTTTTAAGGCACAAACTAATTCTATTGCAGTAAAAGGAACAGATTATAAATTAATGCCAAATGCACTTAATTACAACATAGCAATAGGACAAAATCAAAGATTTAATCTAAACGGAACGCAAACTGTAAAATTAAATACGGGATTTGTAGATGAAAATTATTCTGAATTAATAACAGATTTGCTTTTATCGGAAACAGTTTTATTAGACAATAAACCAGTTACTTTAAAAACACAAGGAAGCGATTTAAAGACAGTTTTAAAAGATAGAATGATAAACTATGAATTTGAATTTGAATACGCTTATAACCTTATAAATGATGTTGTATGATAACAGTTGGAATATATATTAAAAACGCAATTACTTTAGAATACAATAGAGTAGAATTATTTAACGATGAAAAAATATCTGTTAATAGTTCAATTCAAAATGTGAATGATATAAGTAAAACGTTTACAGATTTTAGTCAAACATTTACAATACCTGCATCAAAACAAAATAATAAAATATTTAAACATTGGTACGAAAACAGTTTAGATAATTCATTTAGCACATTGGTAAAAGCTGATGCATATATTGAACTTGATACAATACCGTTTAAAAGTGGTAAGATACAGTTAGAAAGTTGTAGCGTAAAAAATGGACAGCCACAAGATTATAGCATAACATTTATAGGTGCTTTGGGAAGTCTTAAAGATAAATTTAACGGGTTATTTTTAAAAAATTTAGATACTACTTTTTATGATTTTAATTATACTGCAACAGTTGTAAAAGATAAAGTTACAACTACTGCTGCAAGTTCTGATATAATGTTTCCTTTGATTAGTTCAAAAGAGTATTGGACTTATGGTGCTGGTACTTATAGAATAGACCAAAACAATCACCCGATTTATTACAGCGATTTATTTCCAGCTATAAAATTAAGTGCTGTCTTCGATATGATACATAGAGATACAAAATGGAATATAAATTTTAACGGTTCATTTTTAACTGATGCCCGATTTACAAGTGCATATTTGTATTTAAAAAATGCGGAATTGTTTACAGTTGTTGCTAATCAAAATTTAATAACTTGGAATCAAGAAAGTGTTAATAGTAATTTTACTGCTGATTTAACTAGTGAATCTTGGTTTAGTAATGCTTCAAGCGGTACTAGGGCTGAATATGGAGATATGGAATTTACAGCTACATCTGCTGGAATATCATTTAGTATACATACTTATATAAATGGAGTTGAAGTTTTAAAACAATCTTTCACATCTACAGCATCATTGCAAAATATTAGAATATTTGGTTATATTAATGATGGAAATCCATTAAATATTTATACTGTTAAAATTTCAGCTTCAGTACCTATAACATTTAATGCTCTTTTAAACTTAACTACTGAAATAGATGACTTTCCAAATCCTAATATAATTGAATATTATACATTATCAAAATCTGCAAATCAAACTACTCCAGCTAATACATTACCTATTAAATCATATTTTCCAGAAATAAAAATAGAGGACTTTTTTAGTGGTGTTTTAAAAATGTTTAATTTAACTTGTTATTCAATTGACGGAATAAATTATACTATTGAACAATTAGAATCTTATTATACAAACGGCACAATTAGAGACATTACAAAGTATATTAAATCGGATTCTGTAAATTTAAACAGGGTAAAAAGTTATAAAAAAATAAATTTTGAATATGAAAAAAGCGAATCTTTAGTTAATGTAGGTTTTAAAAGTGCAAATAACATTGAGTATGGTTCTTTATTTTATGATACTGGAAACGATGGCGAAGAATACAATATTAAACTACCATTTGAAGATTTAAACTTTACTAATTTATCTGGTCTTTTACAGGTTGGTTATGCCTTAAAATCTGATTTACAAAAGTATATTCCTAAAGCTATAATATTATATGATTATAAACCAACTGCCTTAACTACTGCACCTACATTTCATCTTTCAACTTCTACAAGTGGAACAGGAACAGCATATACAACTTACAAAGCATTCGGTCAAGAATTTTTTGATGGTACTGATACATTTAGTTTAAATTTTAATGCCCAACAAAGTACATTAACAAATGAATTAATAAGCAATAGTTTGTACAGTGAATATTATGATGATTATTTAACAAATATATTTGATTCTAAAGCACGATTAATTAAAGTTAGTGGAATATTACCAACATCATTATTAACTACTATTAAATTAAACGATAGGCTTATTATAAGAGACAAAAGATATTTAATAAATACTATGACAACTGATTTAACAACTGGCGAAGTTCAATTTGAATTACTAACTGATTTTAGAGAATTATGATAAAGCACATTTTAGATTTATTAGCATTAGATGAATTTTACGGACAAAGTGAATTTATTGAAATAGCAAAAGGTAAATATCAAAGACCAACAACTTGGAAACAAGGATTTAAACAATTAAAAAGACAATTAAAATGGCTGAAGTAAAAGTTATTGAAGTACAAATAAAATCAAATATTGATGGTGCTACATCAAGCGTTTCTAAATTAAAAGCAGGATTAAAAGATGCTACAACACAATCAAAAGAATTAGGCTCTACTTTAGAAGGTTCTAAACAATCTGAATTTATAAATACTTTAGCTAATGGAGTAGGCAAATTAAATCCAGCTTTTGGAACTGCTATACAAGGTGCTAATGGATTGCTTTTAAAAATGTATCAATTAATAGCTAATCCAATTGGTTTAGTTATAGCTGCATTGGTTGTTAGTGTTAAATTTTTGTATGAAGCATTTGAAAGTTCGATTGCTGGAGGTAAAGAATTAAAAGCAATATTTGCTGCAGTTAGTACAGTAGGAGAACAAGTAAAAGATGCAATATTTGGATTAGGTAGAGCATTAATAAATACTACTACTGCTGCATATAAATTTATTACATTAGATTTTAAAGGTGCTGCTGAAGATATGAAAGCGGCTAATAAAGAAGCTACTGAATCATATAAGCAATTAGGAAAAGCAGTTGACGGTACAACAGCTAAAATAGAATATAATTTAACAAAACAACAACAAGCGAATGATAAAGCAAGAAAAGTTCAAGCGGTTACTCAAGCTAAAACGAACTTATTATTAGTTAAATCTCGTGAAATTTTAACTGACGAAACTGCATCAATAAAAGATAAAAAGAAAGCATTAGAAGAAGTTACAAAAGCAGAAATTGCTTCGAGCGCAGAGAAAGAAAGAATAGCATTAAAAGATTTGCAAATAGCAAAAGTTAGGGCTAAAAATTTAGGCGGAGAAGCTGAAAAGAAAATGAAAGGCGAACTAAGAGATTTAGACGTGGCTTATATGGAAGCGCAAACCGAAAATGCTCAAACTGGTTTTAAACTTAACAAACAAAAGAAAATGTTAGGTCGACAGGAAGCTGCTGATGCAAAAGAAAAAAACGATGCAATAATAGCTTCTAATAAAGAGGTTGCTGACAAAATAAAAGCACAATTAAAAATAGAAGAAGATGAAAGAAAAAGAATAGCAAAAGAAAATTTAGATGCAATGATGGCTTCTGCTAAAGAAGTATCTGATAAAGAAAGGCAATTAAGAGAATCTAAAGAAACACCCGCACAAAAAGAAGAAAGAGAATATCAAGAATGGTTAATTAAATATCAAGCCAATAATTTAAATACTGAATTATTAGATAAACAACATAAAGATAATTTAGCAATAATAGCTAAAACCGATGCTGAAAAAAAGGCAGCAGATGATAAAATAATATCAGATAAAATTGCAGCAGATAAAAAAGCATCAGATGATAAAGAAATAGAATTTCAAAAAAATAAAGATGCAGCAATAGCAGCATCAAAAGCAAATTTAAATAATATAATTGCAGGATTAGAAGCATCAGGATTAGCAAAAACAAAAGCAGGTCAAATTATATCTAAAGCAATTGCATTAACTCAAATAGGAATAGATAGTGCAGTGGCAATTTCTAAAGCATCAACTTTAGCAAATGCTGAAGGTGTAGCTGCTCAATTAGCATTTCCATTAGTTCCTGGTATTGGTACTATTGCAAGAGTTATATCTTATGCTTCAACTGCTGCTTCTGTTATAGGAAACATTGCAAGAGCAAGACAATTATTGTCAAGTGGTAGTGCAAGTGGTGGTTCTGCTCCAAGTGGAGGTGGTGGAGGTGGTTCTGCTCCTGCTGTTCCTGCTGCTCCTGCATTTAACGTCGTAGGTGCAAGTTCAACAAATCAATTAGCACAAACGATAGGGAATCAACAACAACAACCTATAAAGGCTTATGTAGTGTCTAATGATGTTACAACTGCACAAGGATTAGATAGAAATATAATTGCAAGTGCTACAATCGGGTAATTAAAACAAAATAAATATAAATTAATTATAATTAAAAAATATAAAATGCGAATAGTAGAACTAATAATAGACGATAAAGAAGATTTAAACGGAATAGAAGCGGTTTCAATAGTTGAATTTCCAGCCATAGAATCTAACTTCATTGCATTAAGCGAACATTTAGAACTTGCAAAAGTTGATGATGAAAAACGTATTTTAATGGGTGCTGCATTAATACCTAATAAAAAAATTTATAGACGAAATGGCGAAGATGAATATTATATTTTCTTTTCAAATGATACAGTAAGAAAAGCAAGTGAACTTTTTTTAATGAATAGCAATCAAAACAATGCAACGTTAGAACACGATAAAAAGTTAAAGGATTTATCAGTAGTTGAAAGTTGGATAGTTGAAGATACAGAAATGGATAAATCTAAAAAATATGGTTTAAATGCCCCTGTAGGAACTTGGATGGTATCTATGAAAGTTAATAATGATGCTATATGGAATGATTTTGTAAAAACAGGCAAGGTTAAAGGATTTTCAATTGAAGGGTATTTTAGTGACAAATTAGAAATGAGTTTACAAATAGCAAAAGAACAAGAATTAGTAAATAAAATTAAAGACATCATTTTAAATGATGAAAAAAAAAAGATTGATTTAGAATCATATACAGATTACCCTCAACAAGCTACGGAAAATGCAAAAATAGCTTTAAGGTACGCAGAAGAAAACGGCTGGGGTAGTTGTGGTACACCTGTAGGCAAAGCAAGGGCAAATCAATTAGCAAATAGAGAACCAATAAGTGAAAATACTATTGCAAGAATGGCAAGTTTTGAAAGGCAAAGACAAAATTCAGATAGACCATTAGGAGAAGGTTGTGGAAGATTAATGTGGTTAGCTTGGGGTGGTGATGCAGGTGTTGAATGGGCAAGTAGAAAATTAAAACAAATAAGAAAAGAATAATGTTTAATAAATTAATAAATAAAATTATGGGAAATAAAACAAGTTCACCAAAAGGGGGTAAAAGAGGATGTTTATGTAAAGACGGAAAATACAGTTCAAAGTGTTGTGAAGGAGAATTAATAAATCAAGGTATTGGAAGTACAGTATCACAATCAAGTGGAGCAGTTACAAACACAAATACGGCAAGGGTTATAACAAGTGTAAGTTCGTAATTTATAACAAAAATAAATAATAATAATTAATAATAAAAAAAATGTAATATGAATGTACTAAACGAAATTAAAACTCTTTTGGGTATGGATGTAAAACTTGCTCAAATGAAACTTAAAGATGGAGTTACTATTATAGAAGCAGATGCTTTTGAAATGGATAACAATGTTTTTATTGTAAACGGTGAGGAAAAAATTCCTGTACCAGTTGGAGAATATGAATTAGAAGATGGAATGATTCTAATTGTAGCAGTTGAAGGTGTTATTGCTGAAATTAAAGAAGCAGTAGCTGTAGAAAAAGAAGCACCTAAAGCAGAAGTTGAAGTAGAAGTTGAAGCACAAGCAGAACCTACATCACCTAAAAGAATTGTTGAATCAGTTTCAAAAGAAATGTTCTTTTCTGAAATTGAAAAATTAAGAGCAGAAATTGCTGAATTAAAATCAGTAAAACAAGAATTAAGTTCTGACGTTGTTGTTGAGCCATTAACACATTCGCCAGAATCTAAAAACGAAGTAAAACTAAATAAAATTTCACCTAATCGACAAATGACAACTAAAGATATTGTTATGTCTAAACTTTTTAATTAATAAATTATGGCTACTACAACAAGTATTACAACTACCTATGCAGGTGAGTTTGCAGGAAAATATGTTTCTGCTGCATTATTATCAGGTTCAACTATCGCCAATGGTGGTATTGAAGTTAAACCAAATATTAAATTTAAAGAAGTAATTAAAAGAATTGCTACAGATGCAATTGTTAAGAATGCTACTTGTGATTTTGATGCTACTTCTACTATAACACTTACAGAGAAAATTTTACAACCTGAAGAATTTCAAGTTAATTTGCAACTTTGTAAAAAAGATTTTCGTTCAGATTGGGAAGCCGTACAAATGGGATATTCTACATTTGATTCTTTACCTCCATCATTTGCTGATTTTCTTTTAGCACACGTTGCTGCTAAAGTTGCTGAAAAAATAGAACAAAACATTTGGAAAGGTGTAACTGCTAATGCAGGAGAATTTGATGGTTTTACCGCTTTGCTTACTGCTGATGCTGGTTTGCCATCTGCACAAGAAGTAGCTGCTACTTCAACTAATATTACTGCTGCTTCAACTGTAATTGCTGAACTTGGTAAACTTGTAGATGCTATTCCTGCTGCACTTTATGGAAAAGAAGATTTGTATTTATATGTATCTCAAGCTACTGCTCGTGCTTATGTAAGAGCCTTAGGCGGATTTGGAGCAAGTGGACTTGGAGCAAATGGTACAAATACAATGGGAACACAATGGTTCAATAATGGTTCACTTTCTTTTGATGGTATTAAAATCTTTGTTGCAAACGGATTAGCAAATACAGTAGCTATTGCTGCACAAAAATCTAACTTATATTTTGGAACAGGTTTATTAAATGACCAAAACGAAGTTCAGGTAATTGATTTACAAGATATTGATGGAAGTCAAAATGTTAGAGTTGTAATGAGATTTACTGCTGCAGTACAATACGGTTTAGCTGCTGATATTACTACTTACGGAATTACAAATGCTGCTAACTAATATAAATTAGTTTGATTAAATCAAGGGTAGGTAATATTGCCTACCCTTTTTTATTAACTTTAAAAAAATAAAACTATGCCTTGCGATATATCATTAGGAAGAGCTGTTCAATGTAAAGACAGCGTAGGAGGTTTAAAAGCGGTTTACTTCATTAATTGGGGTGATGCAACAACAGTAACATATTCTGCAACTGCAGGAAGTGAAGATGTAATTGTAGCTTTAGGTGGTACACCTATTGGTTATAAATACGAATTAAAAGGAGTGTCTACATTTGAACAAACTATTACAAGTTCAAGAGATAACGGAACTACATTTGTAGAACAAAAATTAAGTTTAGACTTAAAAAAGTTATCTATTGCAGACCATAAACAATTGAAACTTTTAAGTTACGGAAGACCACAAATCATTATAGAAGATAACAACAGTAAATTCTTTATGGCTGGTTTGACAAAAGGTATGGATTTAGTAACTGCTACAATATCAAGCGGTGCTGCAATGGGAGATATGAGTGGATATAAACTTGAATTTTCAGGTATGGAACCAATTGCTGCCAATTTCATTGCGCCAGTTTCAGGAACATTAGTTAGTTTAGTTTTAGCCTCTATTGTTGAGGGTAGTGTTGCTTAATTTAAAAAAATAGAGTATGCCTTGTGATATAACTTTGGGAAGGGCTGTTCAATGCAAGAACGTTTTGGGCGGTTTGAGGGCAGTTTATATAATGAATTTTATTAAGAATTTAGAAATTGAAGATGGTAATGATGATTCAATTGAAAGTTTTGATAATGCTGGAACTGCTTATAAATACGAATTAAAAGGGGTATCAAGTTTTGAGCAAACTATTATTAGTTCAAGAGATAATGGTTCAACTTATGTAGAACAAAAACTATCTTTAGATTTAAAAAAGTTATCAATAGCAGACCATAAACAATTGAAATTACTTTCTTATGGCAGACCTCAAATATTTGTTGAAGATAACAACGGAAATATATTTTTAGCTGGTCTTGCTAAAGGAATGGAATTAACATCTGCTACTATATCTACGGGAGCGTCTATGGGCGATATGTCAGGATATAAACTTGAATTTGTAGGCACAGAATTTATAGCTGCAAGATTTTTACTAAATTCTTTAGCTTCTTCGGGTGTGGCTGTTGTTTTTGGAAGTGTAGCATAATATTATTGTTTGTTTTTTTTAAAAAGGTGTACTTTAATTAGTATGCCTTTTTTGTTTTAAAACAATTTTATAATTAAATTATTATTAATAAAAATAAGTTATGATAATTTTAAGAGAAGAAAATACTGCACAAACATTTAGTTTTATTCCAAGACAATTAACTGCAACAACTATTGTTTTAAGAAACGAAACAACAGGAACAGAAACTACAATAGCTGCAAATTTCACTGTATCTACTTATTATTTAACTACCACAAATGTATTATCATTAAAAGAAAATACATTTTACAATTTAACTATTAAAAATGGAAACAATATAATTTATAAAGATAAAGTATTTTGTACTAATCAAAACATAGATACATATACTGTTAATTAAAATCAATATGTAGCAAACGCTACAAACAACGAATTTAAAATTTATGAGTGATATATCAATAATTAATTTAAGCGCTTACACGAGTCCTATAATTCAAGAAAATAAAAAAAATAATTTTATTGAATATGGTGCAGACAATAATTATTTTCAATATTTAATTGATAGATATCTGTATTCTGCCACAAATGGCGCAATAATAACAGGTATTACAAATATGATTTATGGCAAAGGATTAGATGCTTTAGATTCTAATAAAAAGCCAAATGAATATGCACAAATGAAGTCTATTGTTAAAGATTCTGATTTAAAGAAAATAGCTTTAGAAAGAAAACTTTTAGGAATGGCTGCTATGCAAGTTGTAATGGAAAAGAAACAAGTAAAGCAAATACTTCATTTTCCAATGCATACATTAAGAGCAGAAAAATGCAATGATAAAGGACAAATTGAAGCGTGGTATTATCATCCTGATTGGACTAAAAAGAAACCAAGTGAAGAAGTTAAACGTATTCCTGCTTTTGGTTTTGGAAATGGAAATGAAGTTGAATTGTATGTTATTAAACCGTATGTTTCAGGATTTGATTATTACGCTCCAATTGATTATTCAGGTTGTTTGCCTTATGCTTTATTAGAAGAAAACATAGCGGATTATCAAATTAATGATTGTCAAAATGGATTTAGTGGTACAAAAATTATCAATTTTAATAATGGTATCCCTGACGAAGAACAAAGAGAAAAAACAAAACGAGATGTTTTAAATAAATTAACAGGAGCAAAAGGTGAAAAAGTAATTATTGCTTTTAATAATAATGCAGACAGCAAAACAACTGTTGACGATTTACCTTTAAATGATGCTCCTGCACATTATGAATATTTATCTAAAGAATGTTTTGATAAGTTAATAGTAGGACATAGAGTGACAAGTCCAATGTTATTAGGAATCAGAACAGGAGATGGTGGTTTAGGTAACAATGCAGACGAAATAAAGACTGCTACGCTATTATTTGATAATATAGTTATAAAACCATATCAATTAGAAATAATTGACGCATTAGATGAAATATTAGCAGTAAACAATATATCATTAAAATTGTACTTTAAAACAATACAGCCACTGGAATTTGTTGATGTATCAGGAATGAATGCAGAAACAACAGAAGAAGAAACGGGAGTTAAAATGAGTTCTGACAATATAGAATTAGATGATTTTCTTTCATCTAAAGGTGAAGTATTATCTGATAATTGGATTTGTGTAGATGAAACAGAAGTTGATTATGATTCAGAAGAAGAATTAGATTTAGAAATCAATAATTTAAATAAAAAAAGTATATTATCAAAACTTCTAAAATTTGCAACAAGTGTTAATTCAAGACCAAATGCAAAGTCTGCACAAGATAAAGAAATAGATGGTTTTAAATTTATTACAAGATATTCTTATACAGGAAATCAAAATGCAGAACGAGAATTTTGTCAAAAAATGATGAGTGCATCAAATAACGGCAGGGTTTACAGAAAGGAAGATTTAGAAAATGTAAATACAAATGTTGTAAATCCTGGTTTTGGACATAAAGGTCAAAATTATAATTGCTTTCTTTATAAGGGCGGAGCAAGATGCCATCATAAATTCTTAAGAAAAACTTTTGTAAATATGGAAGGTGTTAAAATTGATGTTAATAATCCAAACTCTAAAACAATATCAGTAGCAAAAGCTGAAAAATACGGTTATAGAATTAGAAATGAAAAAGAAGTAGCAATGATGCCGAATGATATGCCTTTAAAAGGTTTTCACCCTAATAACAAAAATTTACCTAAAGACGTATAATATGGCTGCAGCATTATTTATAACAACAAATGACATAGTTAAATTTACTAATTTAAATGGTAATTTAGACCCTGATATTTACACACAATACATATATCAAGCACAACAACTACACATTCAAAATTATTTAGGAACAAAACTATATAACAAGATTAACGATGGTATTGTAGCAGGTAATTTAGCTGCACCATATACAACGCTTTTAAGCACATATATTAAGCCTATGGTAATACATTGGGCAATGGTTGAGTTTTTGCCTTACGCTGCCTATAAAGTATCAAATAAAGGAGTATTTAAACATAATTCTGAAAACAGTACAACAGTTGAAAAAAATGAAATTGATTTTTTAATTGAAAAAGAACGACAAGTAGCACAAAGTTATACAACAAGGTTCATTGATTATATGACTTTTAATCAAGTTTCTTTTCCAGAATACAATACAAATTCTAATGCTGATATGTATCCAGATAAAGATGCTAATTTTACAGGATGGGTACTTTAAAAGAAACATATAAACCAAAAGAAACTAACATTAAAAAGTTAGAAGTATTTTTAAATAAATTAAAACAAGAAAATGGCAAATAGTATTAATTGGGGACAAGGTGCTGCAAATAATTTAATTGGCTGGGGACAAGGTGCGATTAATAATCTAATTGGATGGGGTTCTGTTTATGCTAATAGTTACGCAGCAGAAACTGATATATTAGGTTCATTAGCAGTAATTTTAACAAATGCTTTTAAAATAAGAGTATCAGCAGATTTAGGTACATTTGAAGCGGAATCTTGTTTAAATACAACATTAACAAACTTAAATAATATATAATGAGTTTATTAACACAAGCAAGTTTAATTTTGACTTCAAACGCATACAAGGCGAGTAAGTTGTATTCTATTGTACCAACAAGTGGGAATGGAGATATGACTGTTGCAAGAGCTACAACTGCAACACGAGTAAACAGTAGCGGAGTAGTTGAATCAGTAGCTATAAATGTACCAAGATTGAATTATGCTACAGTAGGAGGTTGTCCAAGTATCTTGTTAGAGCCACAGAGGACTAATTTAATGACACATAGTCAAGATTTTACTAATATAAATTGGACTAAAAACTCTACCTCAATTGTATCCACAAATAATTTATCACCAAATGGCACATTAACGGCAACAAGATTAGGAATAACAGATACATCAAATCCAACTTTACAACAAGTAATAACGGGAACAATAAGTGCATCTTACACAACTTCTTTTTGGGTGAGAAGAATAAGCGGAACGGCTCAGGTTTATTTAAGGGCTGGAAGTTTAGACCCTTTTAATATTACTCTTACTTCAGAATGGAAATTGTTTACTGCAACAGGTTCATCAACAACCACGACAATAAGATGTGGTATCGGATTTCTTGCTCCAGTTCTTGGAACTGATGTTATAGAAGTTTGGGGCGCACAACTCGAACAAGGAGCATATCCAACATCATACATCCCGACAACAACAACGGCATTGACGAGGAATGCTGATGTGTTAAGTAGAAATAATATTTTTACAAATGGATTAATTACTGCTTCGGGTGGAACTTGGTTTGTTGAATTGGATAATAATTTTGCTTTAACAAGGGATGCATTTTCTTCAAGCATAGCTTTAAATACGGTTAGCAATAATACTGGAAATGGACTTGAAATAAGAAGTTCAACAGGTTCATCAAGGTTGCAAATATTTAAGAACACAGCTGGTTCGGGAAGTTCAATGTACACAACATTAACTGATAAAATTAAGGTGGCATTAAAATGGAATGGAACAACTGCTGATTTTTTTGTAAATGGTACAAAAGTAGTTTCTGCAACTGCTTTTACCGAAACAACTATGCAGTTTTTAAACTTATCCGCACAAGATGTTCCAAAATACATAAAATCAATAATGCTATTTCCTACACCTTTAACAGATGCAGAATGTACATCACTAACAACTCTATAAAATGAATATTTACAAATTAAGATTTACAGACAAAGAAACTGCAATAGCTGATTTAAAATCAAAAGGCTTACTTCTTGAAGAAGGATACGGTATAGGTGTTCACGCAATAGTTGAACTTGGTAAAATCGTTATAAACCAACCTACGGAAGAAATAGAGCCGATATTTGCAGATGGTTATCATTACGATATTATGTGTGAACAAGATGTAGACTTTGGTGAAAATTCATTAGTAGTGAATAATCCTAAACACGGATTTTTAGGATATGAGTAAAGAGCAAGTAGATTTATTATTATCAAAGTGGATTAGCAGAAAACTATTAGTTTTTTTAGTAGCTTGTGGAGCATTGTTTTTTGGAACATTAACATCGTCTGATTGGGTTGTTATTGCAACGGCATACATAAGCATAGAAGGTATTACTAATATATTAAGAAAATGAAACAATACTTTTTAGATTTAAAATTAAGTTTATTTACAGGCACATATTTTGTAATTTCTTTTACGGATGTGGATGCTATTATGAAGGTATTAGCATTTATAGCTGCTACTGGATATACATTAAGACGTTGGTATATATTAGAAAAAAAGAATAAAGATGAAACTGAATAATCTCGGCTATTTAATGATTGCAGATTTTGAAGGATTTAGTGCTAAACCTTATTTGTGTCCAGCTAAATTAGCTACAATAGGATATGGAAATACATTTTATCCAAATGGTAAGAAGGTATCTATGATTGATAAAGAAATAACTAAAGCCGAAGCATTTGAAATGTTTAAAGAAATAGCTGATAAGTTTGCTAAACGTGTCTCAAATTGTGTAATTGCACCTTTAAATCAAAATCAATTTAATAGTTTAGTTTCATTTGCTTACAATGTTGGGGTAGCAAATTTTATGAATAGTACATTGTTGAAAAAGGTAAACACAGTTCATAACGACCTATCTATACGAGTAGAGTTTTTAAAATGGGATAAAGTAGGAACAAAAAAATTAGCAGGTTTAACTAAAAGACGAATTTATGAAGCAGATAATTATTTTACTATTTAGCATATTATTTATATCTTGTGGTAGCAGAAAGGTAGTAATAGATAAAATTAAAAAAGATTCTTTGTCACAAATAGTAACTAAAATTGCGACAAAAGAGGATGTTAAAATAGAAACTAAAAATAATATTTTATCAGAAGAATTAATTATAACACCTTTTGATAGTTGTAAGGATATTGTTATTGATGGTAAAACGTACAGAAACGTTACTATTAACTATAAAAAGACAAAAGATAATAGTTTACATATAGAAAAAAAAACAATCGTTAAAAACGAACTTAAAAAGGAATTAACTAAAACTTCAGTTAAAGAATTTAAAAAGGATATAGATAAAAAAGCTAATTATTTTGTTTATTTATGGCTTTTATTAATACCAATAATCATCTATTTATTTAAAAAATTAAAATCAAGTTTCTTTTTTTAAGTTTTTTGTAGCCGATGCATCCACTTACTTTGTTTTTATAAACTTTTTTTGCTTTTTTTTGTCTATTTATTTTGTTCTTTTTTTTTTAAATGTGTATTTTGTTTTTTGCAACACGGCAAAGTTATAAGAAAAAAATTAAAAAGGTTCTGTTTTTAAAATAAAGATATTTACAACATTGTTTATAAAGTATATTTATATTTGACAAATGAAAAATAAAGATTTTAAAAAAATAATGACTGATATTTTAATTAAACAAAATGATGCATATAGTTTAGATAATTATGCATTTGTATGTTCTAAAATATGGGATAATGGTTTAAAAGAATATAAAGGTATTCCAATATATTATTTTAATGCTGTATTAATGGGTGATATTATACAATTAATTCCCTCACCAATGATGCAAGATTATGTCTAAAAAACCAACACGTAAATCATTAGTAAAAAAATTAGATACAGTATTTAGTCAGTATATCAGACAAAAAGATGCTATATCTGATATTGCAATATGCGTTACGTGTGGTAAAAAAGATAATTGGCAAAAGTTACAATGTGGACATTTTATGTCAAGACGTCATTATAACACACGTTGGGATGAAGATAATTGCCACGTTCAATGTGCAGGATGTAATGTCTTTAAAGCTGGTGAAATATACTTATACAATAAATACTTATGTACTAAATTTGATAATAACTTTCCTGATAGATTATACGCTAAATCAAATATTAGTGTTAAATTTGCTGATGTAGATTTAATAGATATGATTGAGAAATACACTTCCTTGTTGGAATCTTTATAATTGTTGTTTAATTGTTGATTAGAAAAGGGTACTTTAATTAGTATCCTTTTTTTTGTCTAAAAGTTAAAATTATGTTAAAAAAAATAATAATAGTTTTTTATCTTAAAAACAGTTATATATTTGTACTCAACAAACAATAACAAACTAAAAAACACAAATTATGGAAACTATAGAAATTAAAATGCAAGATTTAATTTACGCATCAGAACCAACTAACATATTAGCTATTGGTAGAAATCAAAGAAACAAAATAAATTTTACTGTTAAAAGCATTGACAGATATTTAACTTTTCAAGGTGCTAATATGGTAAAATACGTTTGTTATTGCGAAAGTATCAATAAAAAAGACCAAGTGTTTTATGTAAATTATGGTTTAAACGCTGACTATAAAAACATACAATTAAGTTCTGATTTAGCACCAACAACATTTAAATAAAAACAAAGTGGAGCAGCATACTATAAACTGCATCAACAAACAAACAAATAGAAATTATGACAAATTTAAATTTTGTAAAATCAGAAATTGAAAAAGATTTAATTGCTTATGCAGCTAAATATGAAACAACAGTTAAAGAATTATTTTTTGGTGATGAGGTTTTAATATTTTTTAATGAGCCAACTTTAGAATTTTCTTTTGAAAATGGATATGTTGTCTATACAGATGAACCTAATACTAAAGAGTCTATTGGTAAACAATTTACTTGTTCTTTTAAAACTCCAAAAGGATATATTTCAAGTAAAAAAATAAATGTAGATATTAAAGATAAACACAATGTAACTATTGATGAAGCAACAGAATTATTAAAATTTAATACTGATGCAATAAAAAATACATTTGACCCTTTTTATAAAGAAAATCAAGCTAAAGCAAAAAATTCAGCTGCTTGGAATTTTGTAGCATCAAATTATTTACAAGGTGATTGTAGATAAATAAACAAAGTGGAGCAGCATACTATAAACTGCATTAACAAACAAACAAATATTATGAAAAAAGATTTAGAAAATTTATGTATAGCACTATTATTTATGTGCTTAATTTTAACAGTAACAGTATTAATTTTAAACAACTTTTAACAATGGAAGATTTATTAGATTACAACAGATTTAGAATGAACGCAATGCAAACAAGAATTTGCGAATTAGAAAGTTTATTAAATACTTTAGAAACTTACTGCTTTGAATTAGCAGATGATAAATGCCCACGAGAATACAAACAAGTAATTAAACAAGAAATTTATAACTTAAATATTAAATAAAATGGAATTAACATTAAATCAAAAACTATCTTTAATTCAAAAAGAATTTAAAGCAAACAAATCAAAGTTTAATTCATTCGGTAAATATAACTTTAGAAGCGCAGAAGATATATTAGAAGCATTGAAACCGTATAATGAAAAATACCAAGTTAACTTTACAATCACAGAATCAATGGTTGAATCACAATTTATATATTTTCCGATGTTACGTTCGGTAGCTTCAATAAACGATGATTTAGACACAATTACAGCTGCAGCAATAGTTGGTGTTGATATTGAACAAAAAGGGATGCAAATGCCACAAAAGTTTGGTTCTGCTTCAAGTTACGCTAAAAAGTACGCATTAGGTAATTTATTACTCATTGATGATTCGCAAGATTCAGACGCATCAAATAAGCACGAAAAGAACGATTCTAAAGACGAAAAAAAGTTTTTAAATAAGAATACACCAGAATTTAATAAAGCGATTGAATACATCAAAAATGGTGGTAAATTTGATGCAATAGAAGCTAAATATAAAATGACTAAAGAGGTTAAAGAAGAATTATTAAAAATAAAATAATATATTTGTAAACTGAATAGCTGACAACAGTAAAAAAAGGTAAGCAAAATAAAATTAAATAATATGTTTCAAACAAAAACTGCATCAATGACAAATGGCTCAAATGCAACAGAAGTAAACAAAGTTTACAAAACAAATGATTTAACAATCTTTAAAGTTATTGGAGGTAACAGAGTGCCAAATCCACAACACATTAAAAGATTAAAAACATCTATTTTAGAAAATGGAATGTTATGTAACCCAATATTAGTAAATGATAAAATGGAAGTAATAGATGGTCAGCATCGTTTATTAGCATCTAAAGAATGTGATTCGTTTATTTACTATATTATATTAAAAAACTATTCTTTACAAGAAGTTCATACTTTAAATTTAAATCAAAAGAATTGGACAAAAAAAGATTTTATGGATGGTTACGCTGATATGGGAATTGAATCTTATATAAAGTTAAAGCATTTTATTGAAAATAATCAAGATTTTACTTTTGCTGATTGTGTAAGTTTATGTAGTAATACAGCAGGTAAAACTCTTGGAATTGATATGAGACCTTTAAAAAATGGATTAACACCTAACCAAACTGAAATATTTGTTGCAGGTACTTGGAAAGGAAAAGATTTTGAATTAGCTAATGAATGGGCTGAAAAAATAAAACTAATAAAACATTACTATGTTGGATACAATAGAAGTACATTTGTTAGTGTTATGATTGGTTTATTTAAAAACCCATTATTTGATTATAGTGAATTTATGCATAAAGTTAGATTGCAACCAAAATCTTTAGTTGATTGTGCAAATGCAGCACAACAAAGATTATTAATTGAAGAAATATATAATTACAAAAGTAGAAATAAAGTTAATTTAAGATACTAAAAAAATAGGGAAGCTGAAAACTATATAGAGTAAGCAAATAATTAAATAAATAAATTATGAGTGCATTAATTAATGTAAGTTTAAGAGTTGACAAATTACCTAAAGAAAAATTTGTACAAGGTAAAGATGGTGCAGTTTATTACAACTTTACAGTTGGAGTAAATGACGAATCTAATCAATGGGGACAAAATGTTTCTTTAACTGATAGTCAAACTAAAGAAGAAAGAGAAGCTAAAAAGCCTAAAACGTATTTAGGAAATGGTAATGTTGTTTGGACTGATGGTAACATTAAACTTGCTGATAAAAAGCAAGAGTCTAATGCAAAAGAATTGGTAACAGATGATTTACCATTCTAAATTTAAATGGGTAGTGTAAAAGCTACCCTTTTTTTAAACAAAAACAAGAAAACAATAATATGGATATAGAAGCACAAAGGCTATTAATGCAAATGTTTGAAGAAGATTGCTTTATAAATCCATTAGAAAAGATAGAATATCCTAAACCTGCAATATCATTTGGAACTAAAACATACGAAACAAAAGATGGCTCAAAAGAATATCCAGTACCTTTAGGAACTTATGGTAATTTTAGCTTTGTACAAGCACCACCAAAATCAAAGAAAACATTTTTTGTAAGTTTATTATCAGCCGTTTATTTAGCAGAACATTTAGAATCATTTTGTGGTGAATTAAAAGCCAATAGGGAAAACAAACATATAATACACTTTGATACAGAACAAGGTAATTTTCACGCTCAAATGGTATTTAAACGACCTTTAGATATGATCGGTTTAAAAACTGAAAAATATCATACTTTAGCATTGAGACAATTGTCATTTAAAGAGCGAGTTGATTTTATAGAATATTATCTTTATGATAAATTAGAAGCTAAAGAAATAGGTTTAGTTATTATAGATGGTATAGCTGATTTATGTAGTGATGTAAATAACATTGAAGAATCAAATGCTGTAGTTCAAAAGTTAATGAAATGGAGTAAAGAATTAAATTGCCACATTGTAACAGTTATACATAGCAACTTTGGTTCAGATAAGCCTACAGGACATTTAGGTTCATTTTTAGAAAAGAAAGCAGAAACACAAATACAATTAGAATTAAACACAGTAAACAAGGGTTTAGTAACAGTATCTTGCAAACGAAGTAACGCACCATTTGATAATTTTAGCTTTAAAGTTAATAGTTTTGGATTGCCACAAGTTGAAGGTGCTTTTTACGACCCATTAAAAGATATATTTTAAATTATGAAAACAACAATTAAAACACATTTAAACGAATTACAAACTTCTGCAGCAAGAATGTTAGTATTAAATTTAGATAGTAAAATGTTAATAAGTTATTTTAAAGACTTAACAGAAAAGTTGGTATATTTACAACAGTTAATTAATATGGAAACAAAATATGATTGGTTAGAAATAGAAAATCTAATTGTAAAATTAAAAGAAGTAGATACAGAATTAACACACATAAACATAGAAGTACAAATAGCAGAAGTAAAAACAGAAAAAAAATCAGCATTTATAAAAAAGTAAAATTATGGAATTATTTACAGGAATATTAGTAATTATTTTAGCAGTAGTTTTTTTAGCAACAAGTTTATTTACTTGTGATGTAATAATAACACCAATTAAAGGAGTAATGTTTGGTGCATTATATAACGATGATGTATATGATACAGAAACAGACCACACGATTCAAATAGTAATTTTATTTATATCCTTTAATTTTTTATGGACAACTTTAAATGGCTGGAACAAGTAGCAAAGCATCACAAGGAATGGGTTAAAACAATTCAAAAACTTGGTGAGTATGATTATGCTGAAGACATAGTACAGGAATCTTATATTGCTTTAATGAAGTACGCAAATGCAGAAAAGTTAATAGATGATAAAGGAAATGTACGAAAAGGTTATATGTTTTTCACTTTACGTTCTTTATATTATCAATATTACAATAAAAAGAAACTTATTAATAAAGTACCTTTTGATGGATGTTGGGAATTATTTGATAACACTAACATAGAAGAGCATAACGCTTACAATGATATATGTTTAATGATTGATGAAGAAATAGATAACTGGCATTGGTATGACAAAAAGCTGTTTAAACTTTATAGGGATACAGATATGTCTATGCGTGATATTGCAAGTGAAACAAATATTAGTTTAATATCAATATTCCATAGCATAAAAAACTATAAAGAAATACTTAAAAATAAATTTCAAAAAGATTATACTGATTATATTGAAAACGATTATAACACACAATATTAATAACTAAATTAAATTAAAATGGCAAAACAAAAAGCAAAAGGTTTAGGTGACACGATTGAGCAAATCACCGAGGCAACAGGAATTAAAGCAGCAGTAGAAATGTTTAGCAAAGCAACAGGTATAGATTGTGGATGCGAGGAACGTAAAGCAAAATTAAATCAGTTATTTTCTTATAACAGAAACATTAATTGTTTAACTGAAAAAGATTACAACGCTTTAACAGATTTAATTGCACCAAATAAAGATACATTAACTATTGAAGAACAGAATGTAATTAGCGAAATATACTTAAATGTATTTAATTATCGTTTGCAGTTAAGTTCTTGTGGTTCTTGTTGGAAAGGTAAAATAGATGAACTAAGAAAAGTTTACAACGAATATAAATTAAATGATTAATTGGAAAGAATCTGATTTATTTAATTGGTTAAAAGAAAATGTATATCCTGATTTAGTTAAAGCTAAAAATCAAATGTCAAGGTGGGATTGTTACAGTCCCGCCACAGGGCATCGTTTAGAATTAAAATGTAGGAAATCACATTATAGCACTTTATTACTTGAAAAGAAAAAGTACGATGCGATGAAACAAGAATGTGAAAAGCATTTAGATACACCAATGTATTTTAATTCAACTCCAAAAGGTATTTATTCTTTTAACTTAAATTTGATTTTACCAATATGGGAAACTAATTTTAAAAACCCTGCAACAACACAATTTTACAATACAAACAAAATAGAAAAAGAAGTAGCATATTTAGAAATAACAAAAGCAAAACAATGGAAACAAACGTAATACAGCAAGAGTATTTAAAATCAGTATTATTAAGTCAATTATTATTAGAGGCAAACGAATCATTATTTTTTACTACACAATATAAACAGCAGGTAAAACATAAAATTAACAGTTTAAATAAAGATTTAGAAGAAGTAGTAAGAAACGAATACAAGATAATCTACAATACCGACCCTGAAACCACTACAAACATTTTAAATAGCATTGAAGAAATTATTAAAAAGCTGCAAACAAGTTCAATAGATGAATTAGTATTTATAAATGCAGTTATCGACAAATATAAAGAAAACAAAGAATGGTTTTCAGAACACGCTGAGACTGAATTTTTAAAAATAAATGGCTAAAAAGCAAGAAGCAAGTTACTCACCTAAAGAATCAGAAATACAGGCTATGTATATTTGCATTAAAAATGATTTAGCATACGTAATACAACCAATACAATATACAAAGAAATACAAAGTAGTTAAATTTCAAATATCAAATAGATTAGAAGTACATAACTATAAAGAAAATAATATTGATATTGAATTTACAGAATACGATGCTTTAAAAAAAACAATGGAACTTTACACCCAACACTCAAAAAGATTTAACAAATGAATTATATATTAATAGTGCTTTGTTATGAATTTATCAGGTCGCAAATAGTTTCACTTTGGTACTACATAATAAAAAAAATAAACAAATGAAAGATACAATAGTAGAATCAGTTATAGAACAATTTAAACAGCGTTCTAAAGTAGGAATAAATAAATATAATACAACATTAGATAGAACAGATTTAAGTCGCTTACAATGGCTACAACACGCACAAGAAGAAGCGATGGATTTAATCTTATATTTAGAAAAACTAAAACAATATGAAAAGTAAACAATCACCACTACAAAGAATAAATAGGATAATGGATTTCCTTTGGAAACGAGGAAACAATAAAGAATCAGTTAATGAAGTATACAGGAAAATAATAATTCAAAAGCTATCTAATAAAAGGTAGCTTTTTTTATATGTTAAATATTTGTTAAAATTTAATAAAAAGTTTTTTAATGTAAATAACTTGTTTATATTTGTATAACAATTTAAAACAAACACTATGACACAGCAAGAAATTATTGACAGATTGGAAAACATTACTTGGTTAATGGCAGAAGTAGAAAACACTTATGTAAAGAATGAACTAGAAGAAATTACAGAAGCTTTAAGAACACAATTTAATTATTCTGATGCTTATGAACAAGAAGTAAAAGACGTGTTAAATTACGATGAAACAATGTTTAATTTAAATAACATAAAAATAAGATAATGAATGAACAAGCACTAATTAAGATTCAATGTAAAATAATGGGTTTAGATAGGGAACTAAAACAATATGTAAACGAACTAATAACAGGTAACACTGATTTAAATGATGACCAATTAACATCAATTATAAACAGTACAACAAGAGAATTAAGCGTTTACGATTATATTTTAAAGTTAATAATTAATAATCAAGAAGTAAACTAATGGTAGTATTATTTGATGCAGATAGTTTAATATTTTCAAGCTGCTACAAGAAACGTGAAACATTAGAAGACGATGGATTCCACCATAACATAGAAGATTCAATAGTTAAATTTGATGAAGTGTTTATGTCTATTATAAATTACTTGGAAGATATTTACGAAATAAATGAAGTAAAAACATTTTCAGGTTCAAAAGGTAATTTTAGAAAATACATAAGCCCAAAATATAAAGCAAATAGAGACTACAATAATTTGCCACCATTATTAAATGAAATGCACCAATACGTAAAAGAACAATATAATTCTATTTATGGGTACGGATGTGAAACAGATGATGTAGTAGGTAAATACTGGTTTGAATTATCAAACACAATAGGTAGAGACAATGTAATAATAGTTTCAATAGATAAAGACTATAAGCAGTTCGCTTGCTTGATGTATAACTATCACGTAAAACATAAATGTATTTACGATATATCAGAAGAAGAAGCATTATATAACTTCTATGAACAAATGATAATAGGTGATACAGCTGATAATGTAAACTACTGTAAAGGATATGGTAAAAAGTTTGCAGAAAAGTATTTAGCAGAATGCAAAACTAAATATGAATATACTAAAAAGATATACCAACTCTTTAAAGAATTACACAAAGGAAAAGCAAGGCAAAGATATATTGAATGTTGGAACTTATTAAAACTAAAAACAAATTAAAATGGAAATTACACAAAGATTAAAAGAAATAATAAAGCAAGAAACAAATACAGATATAGAAATAAGAACACGTAAAAGAGAAACAATAGAAATGCGTTCGCTATATTGTAATGTACTAAAAGAATTAAAGCCAAACAAAACACTTCAGGCAATAGGTGATACATTAGAACTAAATCACGCTACAGTAATACATTCTTTAAAGAACTATAAAATGTATGAAGAATATAACCCTGAATTAAAAAGATTTAAAGCAAGTGTATTATCTTACTTTACAATGGATGAAACAGAACTAAAAGAATTATCAGATATAGAAAAAGCAAAACACGAAATACATAAACTAACATTAGAAAACCATAATCTAAAAAGAGAACTAAAAGAACAAATAGAAACACCAAGATACGAACACAAAATAATAGATGAACTAAATACATTAATGACAAATACTAAAGGAACAACACAACACAATTTAATTCAAGATAGATTAGAAGCATTTTACCTAATGAATAAAAACATAAAACTATGACACCAAAAGAACGTGCTGAAATACTTTACAATAAATACAGCAAAGAATATAACAGAACTGTATGTATGGGAACAATGCAACAAACAGAACACTGGAAAGAAGTAACAAAAGAATTAAGTAAACTTTATAAAAACAAATAAGATGCCAGATATAACAATGTGCAGTGGTAACAACTGCGAACTAAGCTCAACCTGTTACAGATATAAAGCAGAACCATCAAAGTATCAACAATCATACTTTGTAAAAGAACCAAACATAGCAAACCAATGTGATTATTATTGGGAAGTATGTGAATATTGTAACCAAGAAAATGGTAACCATAAAATGAGTTGTCCAACATTAAAAATACAAGTAAACTTATGAAAGCAATATTAGAATTTAATTTACCCGAGGATAACCAAGAATATTTAACAACTATTAAAGCAACCGATATGGCTAACTTTATATTTGAATTGGTTTATAATAGTAAAAAGCAATGCATACGTAATGCAGAACAAAACAATAAAAACATTGATGAATTAAATTTTTACAATGGAGTTGATTTAGTATA